CCAACTGTTAGGGAAGATAATCGCCAGTCAAGACAGCGTCCTTTATTCGGAGAGAATTTATGACTACCCATCATAAATTGAAATGCTTGAGGATCTGGTGGCAGGAATTTAAAGCTGCCAACTAAACACATAACAGTACTCTCAAAAATGTTTTTGCGCCCAGATGGTGGAATTGGTAGACACGCTGGTCTTAGAAGCCAGTCTTCGGGTGAGAGTTCGAGTCTCTCTCTGGGCACCATTATTATATGCCTTGTTAACTCAGCGGTAGAGTGTCTCTTTTACACGGAGAAGGTCGGCAGTTCGATCCTGTCACAAGGTACCAATATATCCGATTGGTGAAATGAATATCACACAGTGCTACGAACGCTGGGTTGGGAGTTTGATTCTCTCATCGGGTACCAAATAAGGAAGTGTGGTCGAGTCTGGTTTATGGCAGCAGTCTTGAAAACTGCCGATCCGCAAGGATCCGAGAGTTCGAATCTCTCCGCTTCCGCCAAAACTCTCCCTGATATACGGAGTATAAAAGGACAAGTAGTATATCACCTTACCCCAGTGGCGCAATTGGTAGACGCACATCTCTCAAAAGGATTTCAGTTGAAAGTTCGACTCTTTCCTGGGGTACCAGTTTCTATGGTGTTATTAGTGTAGAGGTTCGCACCCGACTCTGTGAAAGTCGTAGTATGGGATCGTTCCCCATATAACACCCCAATGCTACTTTAGCTGATGTGGTCATAGCGGTGGTCTGAAGAACCATTGAACCAAGTTCGATTCTTGGAGGTAGCACCAGTTTTTGCCCCAGTAGCTCAGTGGTAGAGCATCGTCTTGATAAGGCGAGGGTCGGTGGATCGTTCCCACCTTGGGGTACCAATTATATCTCGATGGTGTAATGGCAGCATAGCAGTCTCCAAAACTGTTGGTTGGGGTTCGAGTCCCTATCGGGATGCCAGTTTTGTGGTAAGGAAAGTAAAAGGAGAATGGGCAAGTCGTTGGCTAGACAATGACTAGATACCTCACCTGCCACAAATTTATTTCGGTGATGTAGCACAGCGGTAGTGCATCTGCTTCATACGCAGGTGGTCGTTGGTTCGAATCCAACCATCACCACCATTTTTGTTGGGGGTTAGTGTAGCGGTAACACTACAGACTTTGACTCTGTCATCACTGGTTCGATCCCAGTACCCTCTGCCAATGCAGGATTAGTTTAATGGTAAAACGCAACTTTGCCAAAGTTGGGTCACCAGTTCGATTCTGGTATCCTGCTCCATTGACATTAAATAGTATATCAGGTATAATAGGGGTGTGACATGATAAAAGAAACAATAGAAAAAGCATATGGTAACATTCCTAAAGAAGTTGGAATGTATCATGATTGGGGTATTCCAACAATTAGAGGGATAAAATATTACTGGTTGTTATTGATTAGAAAAATTAGGAGAGTTGGGTGAGTGGTTAAACCAGCAGTTTGCTAAACTGTCGTTGAGAAATCGGCGCATCAGTTCGAATCTGATACTCTCCGCCAAATTTATCCCCATAGTTAAATGGACATAACAGCATTCTTCTAAAGTGCGGTTCGAGGTTCGATTCCTCGTGGGGGTGCCAAACAGGGCTGGTAGCTTAATGGTAAAGCAGTCGACTCATAATCGATTGAGTGAGAGTTCAATTCTCTCCCAGCCCACCAAGGAAATAGTATGAATTTAAAAAACTTTGTACGTGTTTATAACTTAATACCTACGCAAGTATGTAATGATGTTATACACAAATATGATTCGCTAGAAGAATGGAAAACACATCAGTGGTATAATCCTGTTGCTGATGAAAAGAAATCGCAGCACAATAAAGAACTTGATGTTTTGTATAATCAAGATCTAGATGTGTTGAAGGGATTTGTTTTACAAGCAGTGGTTAAATATCATGAAGATCTAAAGATAAAAGAAAATCTTGTTTCTAATCACAGTAACATAAGATTGAACAAGTATAAGACAGGCAGAATTATGTCAGAGCACTTTGACTTGATTCGTAGAAATAAAACTGATGGCATTCCAGTTTTGTCATTGGTTGGTGCATTAAATGATAATTACAATGGTGGACAATTTTTAATGAACAATGAGGTTATAACATTGAAACAGGGAGACATACTTGTATTCCCTTCGACATTTTTATATCCTCATAAAGTAACAGAGGTAACTGAAGGAACAAGGTATACATTTGTAACATGGGCGTATTAATGCACAGATGGCAGAGCGGTCAAATGCAACGGATTGCAAATCCGTAAAGTCGTGAGTTCAAATCTCACTCTGTGCTCCAAGGTAAAAGCGAGTATGGTGAAATAGGTAGACACAAGAGACTTAAAATCTCTCGGCTTCGGCTGTGCCAGTTCGATTCTGGCTACTCGCACCATTAGGAGAAGGTAATGAAAAGAGAAATTGACATCAACGAAGTGAGAGAGTTTATTGAAAACTGTGGACCAGATACCAAAGTGTATATTGGTTGCGACTCTGAAAGATACCGAGTTGAAAAAGGCTGGATGGCTGATTATATTCTCGCTGTTGTTGTTCATATCAATGGTAACAATGGATGTAAAATCTTTGGTGCTATTCAGAAAGAACAAGACTTTGATCAAAAGCAAGATAAACCTCGTATGCGTTTGATGAACGAAGTATATAAAGTTGCCGATCTCTATTTACAACTTGCTCAAGCAATCCCAAATGATATTGAAGTTCACTTAGATATTAATCCAAACGAAATGCATGGATCAAGTTGCGTTATCAATGAAGCGATTGGTTACATCAAAGGAATGTGTAATGTTGTTCCTCTGGTAAAACCAAAGGCATTTGCTGCTTCTTATGCTGCTGATAGAATGAAGTTTGTTATGGATTATGCTCGGATGGCTGCATAATGTTTGAATATACAAAAGACAATCATTTAAAATTAGAAACTGTTAATGGGGTGTTCGGTGTAACAATAGGAAGTTGCAATCGAACACCCCATTCATTCAAAGAAGAATGCATTCTTGCTGCTAAAGAAATCGCATCAAAAACTGACAGAACAATTTATGTAAACTATTCTGATCTTTCATCCCAGGTAATTTGCCATGCTTTTGCAGAAGCAGGTGTTAAATTTACTGGCGTAAATTATGTAATGGGAAGATACAATCAATATCAAAGAGCAAACGCTAAAAGTTTTTTTGAGTCAATGGGCATGCGTTATATCACATTACCAATTGACATGAGAGAATACTTTGGCGCATTCCATCAAACAACAAAACTCCCACACAATAAATTAAATCTACAAGCATTCGTTCAATCCAAACTCGATGGTGTTTTCATTTCAACTCAGCACATGTTTTGTTTAAACAGAAAACAGCAAATGGACACTGAGTTTCAACAACTTGGAAAAAATAAATTCTATGATATGGTTGGATATGATCCATGTTCATTAGAAATTGCTGATGATAATTTGTTTAATTATTACACATCAAATAACATAGAATGTGTTCCTGAGTTTTTCTTTTATACACCTGAGTTATTGTATTCATTGTTGTCTAACAAACCAGTTCAGGATTATATCGATGCGACTGACTACATAAGTACAGACAAATATGACATCATTTTTAAAGACTTGATACTGCCAATGTTTTACAAGCAACATTGGGCAAATCTTGTTCCAATGAAAGCGTATGAAGGAATTGAAATGATTGATGAGATTTCTTCGTATGATAAATTGGCAACACATTTCGAACAGTATGTAGATAATAAGAGACCGAACACTGTTACCATTCCCCACACCGATCTGCTTACTAACATGAGGATTATGTTTAATTCAAAGCAATGGAAATCAGAGGATAGTAGGGATTATTTTATGAAATTCTTAAAAAATCATTGACATTTAATCATTATTATAGTATAATAGTTATTACCTAAACTAAAAAAGGAATCGTTATGGAATTTGAAATAAACATTCAAAAAGTTGAAAATGGTTTTATCGTTGCTCTTGAGAGAGATACTCTTGATGGTGAGCACATATCGCAACGACATGTATTTACACGCTACAGTCAAGTGGTTAAATTCTTGAAAGAGAATTTTAATCCAAAGGATGTTGCATAATGGTAGCTGATTTAATTGATATCGAAACAGCAAAGAAAGAATTTGCTACTTTCGTAAATACCTCTGAGCATGATATTCCGATCTCAGAATTATATCGAACATTTATTGTAGAGAAAATGAAACTTGATAAATACTTCTCGGAGTTTCTTGAAGAACATCAAGAAGAAATGGATCAATCGACAAACTTTGATAGTCCTGCTTGGAATGCATATCGTGAAAAACTGAAAGAATATAATGATGTTGAAAAACTTGTTGCAAAATCAAAATACTATCTTAACAAACATGTTCGATAACGCAAGAGAGTTCTCACTTTACATTGAAAAACTTGTGAAAGAGAAAAGGATTTCGCACATGGATGCTGTTCTTGTATATTGTAAAGAGAACTTCATTGAGCCAGAAGATATTAAAAAACTGATTAACAAATCCCTTCGTGATAAAATAAAAGTCAATGCTACAGAACTTAACTATTTCCCAAAGCCAGCCACCCTCGACTTCGATGTCTAATGCAAAAGCAATTAATGCATACAGAATGTATCTTGCAGTTAAACTTCATTTTATGACAGACAACTATGATATCACGAACAACAAAGATCATGTTCGTGTATCTTATAAGAAGTTTAATGAGAGGAATCAGTCTTCGCTATATGAGAAATTTGCAGATAAATTTTCAAACAAACAAGAGATGGCGCAGTATCTAATATCAAACTTTGCTTATGGGGCATGGGGTAATACTGATATTGTTTATGGCACATCTGAAGCTGACC